TCTTCCGTCTCACTGAGTCAGACTGGAACCATCAAACTCAAGACGATGAGACATGCCGCTCTCGCGATGCACGTCGTCTCGCTTCAGGGATGCTTCATTACGACACTATCGCTCAGCAAGTGAAGAAGCTTGCAGGGAAAGTGCTCACTGTCATTGATGCTGCGTATGTCAATGAGAGCCAGAACAAGGCTGTGAAGGATTTGACGAAGAACAGCTTCCGTTCGCAATTGAGCGACATCTACCAGAAGGCGTATGAAGACGCTGACTGCGAGTCCTGTGAAGGCACATGCCAGAAGGATATTCTGGACGACTAAAATCAAAAGCCCCGGTTTTATCCGGGGCTTTTGAGTTATGGAGAAAGATGTAATGTAAGTTATTCGTCGTCGGAACCGAATAGAGCGGTGCCTACATCGAATGGCTTCGGAGCCTTGTCGGAGCCAGCAGCGGTGCGAATCTTCTTCAACACAGCAGCCTTCGGCTTCTCAAGCTGGTTCGTGCTATCCTGAGGAACACGCTTTGCGCCTTGCTCTTCAGGAGTAATGTTCTCAATGGTCTCAGCCCACAGGTCGTCCTTGTGGTCAGACTCATTGTTGCGGTCCTCGCCGGAAACCTCGTCCTGCTTGAAGTGCTCGGCAGCTTCGCTGTACGACTCGATAACGTCGATACCAGCAACCTGCTCAGCAGTCTTCAAACCAGCGATAAGGGCAGCGAGTGGGTCGCCGTCAGCCCCCTGCATGGAGAACATGCTGTGCATATCAGCCATGCCGTCGTCGTCCAAAGACGCTTCGAGTGAGGATGCAGCAGAAGGTGCGAAGAAGTCATCCTCTTCACCAGCTTGCTTCTCGTCGCCTTCGTTCGCGAGAGATGCAGCCTTCTCTTCCATGTCGCCCTCATCGAATACCTTGGAGAAGTCGAGTTCCTGACCTTCTTCCTCAGGTACTTCGCCTTCAACTTCATCCAGACCTTCAAGACCTTCGAGACCCTGCTCTTCGCCTTCAAGCTTGGCGAGGTCAAGTTCCTCTTCGCCCTCTTCGAGAATCTCGGACTCAATCGCCTTGATGGCGGCCTGAGCCTCGTCAATCTTCTCTTCGAGGACTTGCTTCTTTTCGTCAGTCAGGATTTCAGTGGCTTCAGCTTCTTGGTCACCCTCAACTGGAGGAGGTAGCTCAGCGGGTGGTTCCTCGCCGAGTGGCTCTTCAACAGGGGCTTCGACCGGGGCTTCCGCAGGAGGAGCCTCAACAGGGGCTTCGCCTTCAGCCGGTGGGAAATCAGCCTTCTTTGCAGAGGCGTCCTTCTTCTCGGCTTTCTTGCACTCAGCGCAACCCTTGCAATTCTTGCCGTCGCACTTCACAGAGGCATTCTTGCCGTCGCTCAAGTTCTGAGTCTGACCGGGCTTCTCGCCAGCGTCGGGACGTTCAGCAGCCTTGGAGGCGTCGATTTCCTTCGGCTCGGAGCCGTGGCGACCGTCGTCATACTTGTCAGGCTGAGGACCAGATTCCTTGCGGTCATCAGCGACCTTGGCAGCAGCGGCCTTGGCATCACCCTTCAGTTCGCCTTCAACAGACTTCTTCTCAGCCTTGAGAATAGACGGGTCTTCGAGCAAGTCATTGAGTTCGACCTTGTGGACTTCCTTGAAAGTCTCAGCCAACTTGGTGTAGTGAGCGTTGATAGCAGTCTGACGAAGAGCCGCCTTGAGAGCCTTCGTAGTGTTGTTGGTGAGGAGAGAAGCCGCGAACGCCTTCTGCACGTCAGCCGGAGCGCCGGGGAGCATTGTCTTGGCGATAGTCCACGCGGACGCCACACGGGTCTTGGCCTCCTTAGTAATCGCCTCCCGCTTGTTCTTAGCCTCAGCAAGCTTTTCCTTCAGTGAGGGCTGCTTGGTAGGTTGATTTGCCATGTGAGTATCGCCTTTCTTCAAGTCAGAGGGGTTAGTAGACCCCTTCTTATCTTGGAGTTCGTAGTTGATTTTTTCGTTGATTTTTGCGTTTTTGGTACTTGCCATCGGTGCCGCAAGGGGCTCAGCCGGGGGAGCAGATGCCTCAATGGGCGGCTCGGGGGCTGCAATCGGTGGCTCGACAGATGAAGTATCTGTCGGAATGTCGGGTGTTGGGGGAAGTTCAGGAGAGCCCGGAACTTCAGGTGGAAGCGGAGCAGGGGGCAGTGGAGGGGCTCCCATCGGGTCAGATGTGGCTCCATCCGCGATGTTTGCGAATTGCTGGTCGAGAGAATTCAACTCGGACTGGATTTCATCACTCCAGCCGCCGCCCTTGAACTTCTCCCATTCAGAAATAAGCTGAACACGCTCACGCATGGAACGAATCTCAGTTTCGAGTTCTTCACGCTTGTCGGAAAGGAGGTCAAACTGCTCACCGACACCAGAGTCCATCATGCCATCCATGGGGGCTTCGGCGTCGAGGTCAGCGAACTGTTCGTCAAGTGCGTCCAACTCAGCAAACTTCTGCTTGATGTTCGCAATGATTCGAAGGACTGCCGTGTCTGCTGCTTCTTTTTTCATGTTAGCCATTAGCGTATGTTTCTCCCGCGAAGGTCGTCTTCTTGCATCAAAGCTTCGCCCAAATTAAGCATTGGATATTCAATTTCTTCAGACGCCGCCTTTGCAAAGGCACCCTCCATGTAAGCGTGACCGCCCATGCTGGCTGCTTTGCGTGTGTACGGAGTCTTCGGTCCAACCCATTCATCTGCGACGATTGACCGTTTCGCTGCACCGGGGAATGCCGGGGTAGCAACCCACGACGCTTCCACGAACTTCACACCACCATTGGGCAGGGTCTTGTGACCGCACAGTTCGGCGACACGACGCGAGATACCGTCGTCATCCACAAGGAACGTGCCCTTATTGAAATTCAAGTGGTGGCAATATGTACTCTGGTCGGTAACACGGGCTCCGCAGAAAGAGCAGATAACTAGGTCGGTTACACAACCCATGGAAAGGTACCGCACATTGCCGCCACGAATGTCATTAACTAACTGCGTATGGGCAAGGTCGGTGGCAACAAGGATGTCACAGAAATACACCCAGCACTCAGGCCCCGCGATTTGAATCTTGCGGAGCACAGCATCGAGGATGTGACCCTTGGCGTACTTGGAATTCTGAAAGTGCTCAACGAAGTTGAAAGCACCAACAAAGGAACGATGAGAAAGCCGGAGGACTTCGTTCGTCCATGCGTCATCGTTGTTGTTCACAAGGTGGCTGCATTCAGGCTTGATGAGATAATCGAATGGCTCTTCTTCAGTTTGCACTGACGCCATGATGGTGCAATGCGAAAGCAGATACTTTGAGCTATCGGCGGCAACCTTGCTAAAGGAGGCCGTCTTATGCCCAAACGTATGAGTACCATACATCTTGTCCCATTCGGCGACCTTGATGGTTGGCTCTTTGAGTTCCGCGTTGGCTATCTTAGTAATCGGCATAGGCTTCTACTAAATGGGGCTGGTATTCGTTCTTTTTTCTAACTGAAATTTTCCAGCCTTAATGAGAAAAGCTAGAAACTCATCGTAACTCATACTGCTCTTGCACTTGTTACACACTTTACATGCTGAAACTACGTTGTATGGTTCATACCCTACAGTGCTATCTACACGGTCAATTCCATTGTAAACAACACTTCCATTGCAGTTTCGCATGGAGTATTGGCCTTTCGGCAGGTCGCCGCGCAGAGCGACAATTCCCCTTAAGTAAAACGTCGAACTCATCCTCCGACAGGTTCCAAGCAAGCCCACGTCTTTTGGCGTTGGCTTTATAGTTATACAGCACATTTCGTACTGCTCTACCTTCCGGGAGTGGTGGTCGTCCTCTCATAGTGCAAAAAAGCACCCGCAAGCGAGGCATTCCACTAAACTGCCATCCTCAGCGGTGGATTTTTCCAATTTTTTTGCCTCTGAACTATGACACGCGGGGCATACTAGGTTAACCCCTTCTTCAGTTTGCATCGCTAGTTTGCTGGCTTTGACCTTCATTGTGTTCAAAAACCACTTGTCAAAATCAGTCGTGCGGAACCGCTTGGGTTTAACAGGTTTGACAGGCTTGGATGGGGTTTGCGCGTGCGGGAAGTTCTCCGCAAACCAAGCTGCTCTTTCTTCTTCATCTTCAGGGACCCCTGCGGCTTCTAGTAACTCAACATCATCGGGTTCGATTTTGTCAGCCATCCCCTGTAACTCCATCAATTCAGCGGTACTTATACGCTCGGCTTGAAGCTGGCTTCTTAGGTACTCTAAGCGGTCTTGAGGAGTCTCAACAGCCTCCGAGTTACCACCTAGCGGCTTGCCATACATGGTGCCGTACGAACCATCAGGACCGTCATCGTCATCTTCGTCATCATCAACCCACGCCTTCTTTCTTGAAGACAGAGTTTGCTTCAACAGTTCCTGCTTCGCAGTTGGGGCAGGGGGCTGAGCCGGTGGGTTGTTCGGATTCGGTTGCTGCGGCTGGGTTGCTGCTGGGTCAGGGCTCTTCACGCCTTCCATAACTTCAGCCTGAGCCGTCTCATCAAGATGACGACGGATGTCATCCCGAGGCGGTAGTGATGTCGGGGTTTCTTTGATAGGCACCGCCGCATTGCGAATCTGCTCGGCGAACTTCTGAACAGCGAACTCTTCAATCTCATTCCTTGCAGAAGTCTTCAATGCCTGAAGCACCTGTTGCAATTGCTGTTGAGTAAGGTCACCAGCAGCGGCGGGGTTGGTTTGTGCTTCATCGTGAAGCTGCTGCGGTGTCTTGTTCACAGTCTGCACAGGCGGTACAGGGTTCGGCATAGGCGCAGTGGGGGTTGGGTTCACATCCGTAGGCTTGGGAGCCGTAGGAGTGCCTCCAAGGGGCGTACCAGCCCCATAGGACTTGGTGTCTGCTTGCTTGAGTTTGGCAATCTCTTCTTTCGTGAGTTGCTCCTGCTCTTCACCTTCAGCTTCGTCTTGTCCAACGTCAGCCACAACAATCCTGCCTGAAGCTGTGCGAATCACTTCAAAGTCGTTGTCACTCTCTTTGAAGAAATTGGCATCTTCAATGACTGACTCGACTGGAGGCTTAGGTGTAATAACTGAGTTGGTGAGGCTGTTGATGCTACCGGGGTGGGCGAGACAGTCACCCGATTCGCACGCAGCACACTTCGTTGAAGCAAACAGTGGATTCAAAGCAATACCCTCATTTGGTCTCTCTTTATAGAGTCCGTTATACGAATTAGCTGTGACATCCACCCTGTCCACCTTACCCTTAACTGGGAAGAGCCGGAAGAATTCGTCTATGGTGTCGTCTATGGATTCGTCTTCATCCTCACTCGGCCCACCAACCCAACGGACGCGGAGCACCCTGTCATCAAGAACGATGAATCCCTTCTCGGTCTCATCGTAATCCAAGTGATTTACAGCGCACACCGCAGAGTGAACACACGACAACCCACCACTACTGTAATTGAACAAAATCGTTCCAGTCGGCTTCGACCAAATCCACTTGTAACCAATGCTGGGGTGCTTCGGGTCGATACGGTAGCCCGGTGGGAAATTTGTAGCAATCTTCTTACTAGCCAGTAGCCTACCGGGAATGGAGTCGTTCAACGCGCCTTCTTCAACTTCTGTAGTCCCACGACCCGCGTAGTCTTTACCGTTCTGCGTGGTGAAGTCAGGGTCAGAGTGGTGTTGATGAGTAGCATAGTCTTCATCGCTAATCATCTCCAACATAGCGTCCAACGCAACCTTGTTCTTCAGAGATGCAAGGTGACAACCCTTCAGATACACATCGTATCCGGGAAAGGCTTCCTTGAAGCCGTTCAACACTTGCTTGGGAACAAAGTCGAGCCAGTCTGTGACCAGTGGAGCAGTCTGAATTTGAACGGTCTTCTTCTTGCGGTCTACGAACGTGTAGCCACGGTTGCAGTCATCGTATAGCTTGTTGGGGATGACTTCAGAATGAGACGTGCCCTTGCCGTCTCCTTTGAAGAAGCGATAGTGGTTATTGGTTTGTCCTTCGATGAAGTAAAACCCGTAGCTAGGATGGAAGACCCAGCAATACTCATCCTCGTCACTCAGTAGAGGCGCAACAGGACGACCATTAAGAGCAACGAGGCTCTCAGGAATAGGGGCATTCTTTGGGGACTTGAGGAGAGGGTTTCTCGGACTCGGCATTCGCGACCTCATAGGTCGAGCCCCCAGCTATTCACTGGGGGCTCAAGCCTTAGCTGATGCTATAGAGGAGCGAACGACCTGTCGTGTCACCGCTGTTCATACCGGAGTCGATGAACTCGCCGTACACGCTGCCAGACACGTCAAAGATGTCTGTGACCATGACCGTGCAGTTTTCGGTTACAGCCGCTGTTTCGATAGCATAACCAGTGTTGTAGCTGCTCATCCAGCAGCCTTCGTAAACGGTTGCGACCGCATACAGACCGGGGTTGCCCGTGTTGTTGAGCCCACCCTCTTTTGGAATATCAGCGATGATGGCTTGACCGATGTTTGGGTCCTCGGAGGCAAGCTGCGAGAAGACAATTTCAGTCTTAATGTCGAACGGCCACTTGTGATGACGGATGGAGCGAACGGCACCACTGACACCAGCTTTGTAACCAAGAACCTGCATGAGGTTGGCAAGGTACAAGCAAGTACGAGCAATGGTTAGCTGCATCGGCTCGGTCACGCCGGGAACGAGTTCGGCAACTTGGTCGCCGTAGCCAAGACCACGAATCGTCTCGACGTTCTTCGTCTCTGAGAGTTCAAAGGACGAGGTAACGCCCAGCTTCACGAACTTACCAACGTCAACGACATCAGTGAAAATCTTGAAGCGACTACTGATAACTGACTCAGTTTGCGCCGAAGTTCCTTGTTGGTAGATGTACCCACCCTGTGCCATGTTTAATTCTCCTTAGCCTTGTGCGGCTTGCTCATTTAATGAGGCGGATAGTTTGTTTTGTAAATAAAGCCGCCGACCTGTCGAAATTCTCCGTTTGTGTTCCTCTGACAACCCAACCCCTTTATGGGATTCAGATAGCTTGCGACGATGTTCAAGGTCATTACTCTGTCCTTGTCGGCTCTTACTGCCTTTTGCGTGCTGGTTGCCCTTGGAGGCCAAACTAATCTTGGTTCGGGTACTACTTGAATGCTTCATACCTTTGGCATACTGATTACCAAACAAGGATTGACTAATCCGCTCTTTAGCCGACTGAGGTTGGGTTGAACCTAACCGATTACCTGCGGTCGGGCAGAGGTTATACCCCTCTTCAATCGCCATGAAAGCATTGATAGCCAGTTGTTCCTGCCAGCAATTGGTCTTCCGGGCAATAGGCAATCGCTTCAAATTCAAATGCAGACGAACCATACTTGTTCCACGCTGCCTGTAACTTGGGATTATTGTGTGTCCCATTCGTAAGTTGCCGACGATGGTCACGCCACCGCTTTGAAAATTTAACAGCACTACCGATATAGCATTTGCCATTCGCAGTGTTTCGAATTACATAGACACCGCAATCAAACCAAGCCATTAGTCATCCTGATGCTCATACCGATTTGCTTCCTCTGCGGTTGTAGATGTGCTGCGACCACAATGAGGACACTCATCAATACCATCATCGTCCTCGGTTTCAACTAATCCATGTTCTGGACAATACTCTTCTGAAGCAACTAGTCTAAGACCAAACAAGAGAGAACTCTTCTTTCCTTTGTTCTTTTCCTTGACCTCAAGTGCCTGTTCCTCGGCTTGCTCCTGCATGTGCTGCTTATTCAGCACCTTGGAAGCTTCACCAATCATGTCGTATGCCCGGTAGATGGCTTCAACAGCCTCACGGACAGGACGTGAATCGAGAACCTCAGTAACCGGCTTGGCTTCAAAGTACAGGCCCTTCAGTTCATTGCCCAGCCGCTCGACCAACTTGAGAGCCTTACCAGTTGTCATATCGCCAGCGGCGAACTTGCTGATGTCTGTAGTCTCTGGACGAGAGATTCCAGTGTTGTCGTCCTGCTTGCTGTGAGCCTCGGCAATCTCTGGTGTGCGACCACCGCTCTCATCAACTTGAAGTCCTTCACTCTTCTGTGAAACGAACCAAGAACCACCCTGACCACTTGCAGCCTTAGCAGCCGCATTGAGAACCTTCAGAGCAGCGGATTTGTCGTTGTGAATCGACCACGCCGTAGCGTAAGCCTTCTCTTCGTCGCCGGGGTATTCCTTCTTCAACTTGTGCATCAGTTCTTCGCTGACGCCGGGAGGGGTCACAGCAACCTTGGGCTCAGCAGCCGCGAGATTCAATCCAAGGAATGAAGCTGCCACTGGAAGTGCAGCAGGAGCACCAGCGGCAGGAGCCGGGGCCTGTTCCTGTTCAACTTCAACTGGGCGGTTCATCAACTCTTCAGCGATTGCCGCGATGAAAGCCTGTGCAGCCTTGTCGTTCATGAGGTCTTCAGAACCAGCTAGAGCCTTCTGCATCTTGGCAAGAGTGTCACTGGAAAGCTGAGTGATGTCAGCACTCGGCTTAGGTGCAGCAGCCGGAGCGGTTGGAACTGGAGGTACCGGAGCCGCTTTCTTGGTGCCGTAAAACAAGTCGGCGTTCTTGAAAGAGGAGGCAAGGCGAGGAACTTCAGCCAGTTCAGGGGCTTTGGGTTCTCCCTTTTCATCCCGGTCGCTAATAAAGTCACTGCTAGAAGCCAGAACCGGAGCCGCTTCTTGACCTTCTGTTCCCGCATTTTTCATCTTGGCAATCATGTCCACATCCTGTTTGATTTTCTGTGCCATCTCTGGCATCACTGCATCGTCCAAGTAGTCATCCAATGTTGCTGCCCCTTCTTGCTGCATCTCCACTGGGGACTTCTTGAGGACGTTCGTGAGAAAACTAATCGCTTCCTCAAGTTGGTCAAGACGTGCATCGTGAGCATCGCTGTTCACAAATTGCTCAACAAGAATCTGTGCTTCTTGCACCGCTTGCTCAAGTGTTTGCTTAGAGACAAGCGTTGTCGCCTTCTTTGGTTGCTGACGACGAGCAAATAGTCTTGATGCCATGGTTCTCTCTCCCGAACTCTTATACGGTTACATCCCCAATTGACGGAACCAATATCTGGCTACGCAACGCTGCAAACGCCGCTTGAATGCGAGTGACCACTACTGATTGCCACACTGTAGCAGCATGACTCGGGTTGGGAGTGATGCAGTACATTGGTCCCTGAATCGGTGCCGGTTGATTTGGCGGCCCGGAGGGGAGGGCAAGCATAAATGAAGCCACTTGTGACGAAAGCTGAGTTGTAACCCCTACATAGAGTTCAGAAGTGGGGAATTGAAACGTGAAAGCCGTGTTGTTTGGGTCTGTAAACTGACCAGCGATGTTTACTTGGGGGTCGCCGAATGCAGCAATCAACGCCTTGTCATTGGCGTCAGTCATGTCGCCCACGAAGGACGGTTGGATGACTAGGCTGACAATTCCATTTGCCTGAGTAATCACGGTGTGCAGTTTCATTTAAGACTCCAAAGTGGTTGAGGGGTGGAAGTTATCCACCCCTCGGATGATTACAGGGTTGTCGTTACCGTGAAGGTCACGCTGATGTAGAGCAAGCTGAACATCGGCTTGAAGGTCACTGTGACATCGACTGTTGTCGGGTCACTCGGGTCAGGAACCACACTCAGGTTCTTGTACCCAGTGATGATTTCGTTGGAGACAAGTGAACGGAGACGAGCGTTGCAAACTGCCGTGATGTCGTTCACCAGTGAATCCACCAACTTGCGGCCGATGAACTGCTTGAGGTCAGCACGGAACTGCTGACGAACATAGTCAGTGATGGTGGTGCAAGTCGGCTCTGACGTAATCGGATTCGATGGGTCAGTTGACTTGTAGTGGCGGATATTCAACGCACCGGAGTTATCGGTGAGGAGAACGAGACCCTGTGACGCCATCTGGTTCATGGTCGCATCGTCATAGCGGATGAGCAAGCGAGTGAAGCCAACCAAGTCTTGCAGCGTGAGCGAAGTCGCCACGTCATTAGCAGGGTTAACTTCAAGACCAGCCATCGCAGCCGCCATGAATTCGCCGGAGACCGCATACTCAAGTGCCTGACCAGTCTGCGTGTCCGTAACTTGGATACCAGCAACAGGGTTACCGATAGCAATCATACGGGCGTTAGCCAGCCCTGTAGCGTTTGCGATAGCCTGAGTGGAGGTTGTGTACTGGCTGTAACCAACGAAGCCAATCGCTTCACCCTTGTTGCGGACGTTAGCCTGAGTGATAAGCTGACGGCTCAAGAACTGGTGAACCGTTGGGCTCGTGCTCAGAGGAACGATAACGTCAGCCTTCTTGGTGTACCCCGGCAGGTTGACTGTCAAGGTCTGAATGGCTGCGATGAAGTCAGGGTCAGAAGCGAGGTTCTGTCCGGGTTGCTGAGGAACTTGGATGCAACCGAAGACGTTGGCCCCGTTCTGCACCATGAGCGAGACGCCCAAGGACAGGCGGTTGACTACACTCGGCTGACCGTAAGCCGTGTAAGCATCCGCTTCATTGTCGTAAAGCTTGAGAGCCATATCGGAGGCTGTCTTCGCAACCGTAAAGGTCACGTAGTAGAACTCACCGACGCTTGGTTCCTGACCAGACTTGTTGTAGGTTGCCACAATAGCCGTGTCACCAGTTGCCGCACCGAAGGTCGTAACCACGCTGGTGGTCAAGCCGGGGATGGCAATCAGGTTGTTTGGCTGAGCCGTGCCGAACGGGACATAGGTGGAGCCCGTGTAGCGTACTGTGCTCTTGCTGGTGGTGAAGGTGAGGGTGTCGCCCGGAGCGAACGTGTACCGAGGCGAAGGCAGTGAAGTGTAACCGAAGCCCAACGCATCAGCCGGATTGACGATGGTCACCTTGAAGCCGGTAGCCACATCAATGTACGTCTGGTCGAGATAGCCCGTTCCATGAGAACCAGCGGTGCCCAGTGAAGAGGTAACCGTGTAGCTGTGAGTGTACGGGGTGGAGATGGGGTTTGCCCCACCAGCCAGATTCAGAGCGGCAGCGATGGCGACCAACGTTGAGCCAGAGCCTGTAGCCGTAACCGAGATACCCGATACTGTGACTGGGAACAGGGCGACTGCCTGAGTGATGGTGTTAGCCCCACCGACCGTCGCAACGTTACCAACCACCACCACACCGGAACTCGCTGTAGTGTCAAAGGCAATCTGAATTGAGTTGCCAGCCACACCCGGCGTAGTTGCCGTGAAGGTGATGCCTTGAGTTGTCAATGTAGCCTGAACGCCGGGAGTGACGTTCGAGCCATCATTGTTGAATGTCAAAGTGACAGTCTCATCCGGGGCATTCGGTTCATCCCATGCATCCGAGAATGCATTCGGGTAAACGATGCCGGTAGTGGTGAAATTCGCATCCGCGACCGCATTGGTGCCGTTGGCAACCACTGGAAGCACATAACCCAGTTCGTTGGCAATGGTGTATGTTCCCTGTCCAGACTGAGCCGGATTGGCGACAGTCAAGGTGTAGGAGTGGTCATTCAACGTGTTGCGGTAGTAGCTGGCGTATACCTTGGAACCAGCCGCTGGAATGTTGTACAGCGTCACCTGACCAGAAGCGCCAGAGAGACGAGCAACCTGAACCGGACCGGCCTGATAGGCAGTGTAGGGGTTGGTACCAACGAACACCTTAATCAAGCTTGGGTTATCAGTTGGACGAGCCAGACCGCTGCCGTCCGTTGGAACATCGGGGAGCGTGAAGACTGCTGAAGTCCCGTTGCCGTTGCCAGCGAATTGCAGGTAGACATGCTCATCAACCAATGTGGTGATGATGTCAGACGGTCCAAATTGTGTGGTGTCAGCCGCGTTCGATGTCCCTACTGCGGTGGTAGTCGAAGCACCCCAGTTGATGGTGGGGTTCCCGTTTGAGTCGGTGCCCAACACGTAATCAACATCCTGCACGTAGTCAGCACGATTCGGTCCGAGACCCACTTCAACGATACTGGCGACATTGCTTGCCGGGAGAAGGTCGTAAGTGTTCTGGTAGGTGTTGGTGTAGTATGTGATGGTCAACGTGGAGGCAGTGGAAGGCACTGGATTGACGAGAGTCACCAAACCATCCGCACCATCGACAGCCGACACAGCGACAACAACCCCGTTCAGCTTTACAACCACCTTCGCTGGACTCGTGGTTACAACACCGCCGTTCGTACCGTCAACGATAGGAACATTCTGAACCTTGAACTGAGTGTTGGAGTTTGGACCGGAGCCACCAGCCAAAGGTGTAGCAGCTTGCACGGCAAGGACGCCGACGCCGACCGGAACGGTTGCGGTGAGGTACCCCGCTGAGAGCGTCAAGATTCCAGATTCCACCAAGTTGTAGAGGTCAACAACCGTGCGAACAGTGTTGTCCGCCTTGCGGATGTTGATAGTGATGGCGTTCGTGCCATAGCCACCGACCGCCAGCGAATCAACAACACCGTAAGGTGGCGAAGAGAGACCTGTGTCGATTAGCTGAACACTGACCTCGTTACCAACTGCACCGGGGATTGTTGTGCTGAGGGTGACTGAAGAAGAGGAAGCCCCTGTAATAGTGAGGGCGGCGAAAGTGGGCACCTGAGACAGGAGACTCTCATTGGTGATGAGGGTATCACCACGCTTGAAGTAGTAGGACAATTCAAGGTTGGAGCCTTGCGGTGGAATGTCTTGCAGGGCGAATGCGCCTGTCTTACCATTCAGAGAAATCACCGTGGCTGGAACCCCATCGACTGTGACTTGAAGCTTGGTGGGGTCAGTGGTCACCGTGCCCGAGCCATCGCCCAACACCACAGGGAAGTAGGTGGTATTGAAGTTGCGAGTCAGGCCAGTAACTTGGTCGGAGATGTTCTCATTGACGATTTGGTCATCAGCCACAGCGGAAGAGCCACGAAATAGCTCCACATTATTCTGAGTGAAGAATTCCTGACCTTCACCGATGATGACGGGGATACGAGCAGAGCCGAACAGAGGCTGACCGCCGCCCTCGATGATTACGTCTGTGTAAACTCCGGGTTGTGCGTAGGAACCAAAAAGTGCCATGGGTGATGCTCCAGTCTAAAATGGACTTCAATTTGAGGAAGCCAAAGTCCAAATTTTTCTTAGTTATTGACGAATAATCCCTACTCGTCTTTGTTTACTGTGCGTTTACTGTGCTTTCAGGGACGGTCACTGCTTCCAAGCGTCCTCCCTTAATAGGCTGATAGTCGTTCCTTCCGGTGGCTTTCAAAGCCTGAGTACCAGCACCCTGCCTAATCTTGTCTCGAACGGCCTTACGCTCGTAAATCCGGCCCCACTTCTCTTCAGCGTCACGACCGATTAGCACATCAACGCTGGCTTTGTTACTACTTTTTCCATGAACAATGGAAAAACCTTGTAACTGCTGCTTGGCTTCCTTACCACACATCGGGCAGGGGTAGGTCCGAGGAGCCTGACCAGTGAGATGCTCAACGCTAAACCTGATTCCGCAACCACCATCGCTTATCCAGCACTGGTAGTCATAGTCTTCTGTTGACTCTGGCTCTTCGTGAGTCAGCGCCTTTCCACAGACTGGGCACGGAGGAGCTTCCTTGTCCCACTTCGTTCCGAAAGAAAGATGCTCGTGTTCGAAGTTGCACGGCTCACAACGGTATATCAATTTGGTAGGCATACGCCTTCTCCTTAAATCCTTCTGCTATAGCAGAAAATGAAAGTCACTAAGAGTACCAATTAACGAACTGGAAGCGGGTATTGCCCAGTGCTGATACCCGAGGAGTCATCTCTAGCTTCCCTTGAAAGTCGGGCATGGATGCTGTATCGGTGATTTCAAAGGATGCCACACGAGTCACCTTGGGGATAAAGACCTTCCAGTCAGCCGAGGCTGAAATGGAAACACTGTAGATAAACATTGGAGCGGTGCCTGAATTGTCACGCTGTTGACCACGATAGGTACGCCGGGCCTCAAAGATGGTAATGCCATCTGCTTCCATATTCTGCCGACGCATGACTAGAAGCTGTTGTTTGAGAAGTTCACTCAAGTCGGAGGAGGTCTGAAGGTCGTTGGAGCGAAAGTCCAGCGTAAAGTCTAGGTTCTCTTTAGACCCGTAGACCTCATAAGTCTCAGTTGTCGTCGGACTTACAATGATGGCTGCTTGGTCACCAACAACTACAGCGTCCCCTATGGCGACCGCCAGACCGGGAAAGGCGTCAATCTTCTGTTGAGTGGTTGGGTCTAGCTGAAACTGGAGCGCCCCTTGAAGGTCAGTGTAGGTCTGCCAGAACCCATTAAGCGCAAACTTCCTTCCTCGACAAGTGGTCTCCCCAGCATCAATACGAACCTCCCAGCGGACCCACTCTCCGGGCTTGAGAAGCTGAGGTAGAGTGACTGTGCCATCGGCGTTCACTGTTGCGTTGTAGTAGTCGCTTTCAGTCGTATGGATAAAGACCTGCCCCGGTGCCAAGCTTTCATTTGGCTTGACGCCAACCTGAAGAATGTTTTCGGGGTTGGTGCCAGCTACAGTTGTCGGGTCTATCTTCTGAACAACGTTCGCTGTAATAGTGCTTCCGGGTGGGCTCCACTGGCTTAGCTGGATGAATCCCTTTCCAAAATACCTCCAGTCCTTACCTTGCTGAAGTTGATAGCCATCTTGGTCACTGAGTGTAAAGGAGACCCACTCACCGGGAATGTTGGCTACTTCCGCTCCACCAACGGTGTTCTGAATGATGACCACCGAAGACGACCGTTGATACCAAAAGTCAACCATTGGAACTAGGGGGTCACCGTTTGGGTAATACAGTTGGAGAGTCTGAGTCGGGACGAGAAGGAAAACATAGTGGATGAAATTCTCAATGGCGACTGAATCGCCAGTTATCAAATCCTTAGCCGTAAGAGTGGTGCCATCAATGCCATCTCTCAAGTAAGCTATGGAGCCCACAGCATTGTAGTATTTGCCTTCAACCCAACGAAACTTCTGAATCGTCAAATCCACATCGTTGGTCTTCTCATTGACCGCATTGATATTGAGGTAGTAAACACCGGCGACCGGCGTCTGCCCGGTAACGTCTGTCTCTTTAATCCACTCAATGAAAGTGCCTTCCTTGTTTTCAACCTTAGCGACAAGAGCCCGGCCATATTGGTTGCACATGAAGTAGTCAGGAGAGAGACGGTTTCCAGATGTAGCGACATCGCGAACTGTAATCTGCACGTCGCGATACTGAATCATGTTGTTGGACTGGAACGTGACTTCACCCAGCGTGGAATTGAACCGGGGATTCCGTGACACGGCGTCCCTGATTACACGCAGAAGGTATCCGATAAGATTTGCACCCGTAAGGTCAATCACAATAAGTCCTCTAATATAGGAGGCGGATGTCCTATTCTTCCCAGTCAGGAATGTCCACAGTCAGCCCAGCCAATAGGTGGGTGCAGTCATTGAGGAACTGAATTTTTCCATCCTTGACAAACATGTGACAGCATCTTTCGAGCCGCCACTCCTTGAACTCTTCAAGAGCATTGGGGTTTGCTGGGTAGGATATGCGGATGGAGGGAGAGACAGTTGGATTGTTCAAGTCCCCATTCCATTCCCAAACAGGGTGAGCCCCGGAAATGCGAATCATGTGTCCACATCCGCATCCGGGGCAGTTGAAAGCTACGTGCTCATCATTCAGCCGGTAAAACTTGCTCATTACCAGCCGCCAGTGAGGTCCGTCTTCTTGTAGTCAGTGATTTCGTCACCGGCTCCATAACGCTCCGGCCCGTCAACAATCTTGACAGGCAGGGCACCGTAGTCAACACCCGGAGGCGGCGGCGGAACAGTCTGAGTGATAGGTTCAATCCAAGCATGAATCGAACGACGAATGTCGTTGATAGAGACTATCGCGTTGAGACGAGGATACCAGCGGTTCTCAATTTGAATCTCATCAGGAGCGGTGTAGGATAGAATCCACCACTCGGAGCCATCGTTGGCTTGGAAGATAGCGCCCGGAATCATGTAGGCGAAGAAAATCTCATCACCCTCTACGGGTGAGAGGGGATTCGGGAGTTGCATTGTACCGGGGTTGGGTTGAAACTGCACGAAAGTAGAAGTACGAGCGTCAGCAGGGTCACCAACCATCGCTTGAAGCGTGGAGTCTGTGTTGACCTCTTCGTCCTCGCACAGGATGCGTGCAGTTTTCGCCAATGAATCTACAAAATCTTGAGGAGTTGCCATAGTTTGTTGACCTCTACATGAGAGTAAGAAAGTTCAGAATTTACGTCATTATGCGTCCGAAAGCTACCGTACGCCCAAT